GTCTTTCATAGTCAGATGTGGTGTAATCATACGAAACAGGGATTTCATTTGTTTCGCTCGAGTCATGTCTGCAACATGTTTCCCATCTATGGCATCATCAACTTCTTTCTTAGAAGCCAAGTTACCAACAGAATCGACAATTATCATAACTTTATCACCACGCTCCAGACCATTCATCTGGGACATGACATCATGTTTTAGTTGTTCGATATCTGCAATGGGCGAGTGAATGACTCTTTCGGTGTCTATTCCAAAACTATCAAAGTAACCCTGTGGAGCACCAAACTCAGAGTCATAAAACAATATCACTGCATCATCATATTTATCCAAATATGCTTTTGCAAGTAACATGGCAAATGCAGTTTTGAAATGTTTGGACGGCCCAGCAAATACTGTCAGTCCAGAACTGACGCCTCCATCCAACTGGCCAGACAAAGCCACGTTCAAAGCAGGCACCGTAGTCTGAACAAAGTCTTTCTGATTGAAAAACTTTGACTTACTCAAGATAGATGCCTCTTTGATTGTGCTGTTCTTTTTTAATTTATCTAAAACACTCATACAAATAAATCCTCCAATGTTGCTACTGGTCTAGTCTTCCAATTGAGACTGTCCACGATTGTGTTTAGTGGGTCTAAAAATGCTTTCTCAAACATGAGTTCATAGTCGATATATCTATGCAAGTCAAACTCTTTTGGCATTGACCCATTAAATGCCACTGTGTTCTCACGCACATGGTTTGGTTCTTTGAGATACAAGAACTTAATCTTATCACCGTCTTGGATGACTTGATACTTATTCTCAATCTTCTGTGTCTTCACGAGATGATTGTAAACCAAAGCACCACGAACATGCATGGGAGTTCCTTTGGTGTACACTGTCTCACGAGAGGAATACTTTTCTATGTTGTTACATCCACGAGGAAATGCCATCTCCTCTGGAGTCATCTTTTTAAAAGACTGCCATGATTCCTCGACAAAATTTTGGAGTTCCTTCTCCCCTTCGTTGAGACACAGTGCCACAGCCTCACGCAAACTTTCACGAATAGGTGCTGGTGTGGAAGACCTTACAATCTCCAATCCCATCACTTTCAACTTGGGTGTCTTGTATCGAACACCTTCGTTGTCCCAGACATTCATCGCATATCTTTTCTTTGCAACCCAGATAGCAGAGTCAGAGATTGCCTCTCTTTTGAATTCTATCTTGGGTTGAAATACATTCATGTACTCACCCAAATCAGCCATGCGTTCATTGATTGCTGGCACTAACTTATCTTCCGTGAACCTATCAATGATATTAATTATCTCATCACGAGACTTACCCTTTAGATGTTTATCAACCATCGTATCCAAGGTCACATAACAAGAGTCAGTATCGGTATAGAATGAATAGACCTCATCCTCAGTGTCGAGGAACTTATTCATAAACTCATCCACCACCTTTCCAGTGTCACGGATGATTAACTGACCACTCAGAGTGATTGCCTCTGCAATCCTCTCATCAAAGAAACGGAACCACTTGTTACCTATTGCACCAAACAAAGAGTTCAACTGAATCTTTCTTGCCATCTGAAAGTTGTGATACTTGGCAATATCATTCTTGAGTTTAGGATTCTTGGTATCCTCATACTCTTGTTCTGCCTCCTTCATCAACTTCTTGTATCTTTGGCGGTCATCGAAAAACTTCTGAGTAATCTCTGCCATGAAACCCTGTTTGTCTTTGCGGAACAGATATCCATTCGCAGCCATGGACAAATCGGCATCTTTAAGTTTAAGTTTGTGTTTGCGTTCCAATACACTATCAACTGTACAATCAATTGGTTTGTGATTCTGAGCCAACATCTCAGGTGATAGGTTGTGTTGCATAATAATAGACGGATACAGGGAAGTAGCATCCACGGATACCACCCACTTGTATTTCCCTGTCTTTGGTTCTTGAACATACCCGCCTGGAAATCCCTCAGAGAAGTTCTCCTTTTTCTGAGGCAACATAATGTTCTTCTGTAACAAGTGATTGTATAACAGACAATCCCAAGTTCTCACAGATGAAAAGATATCGTTGTAATTACATTTACAGTCGTATCCCATCGTGATGATGAGTTCCAAGAATTTCATCTTGTCATCAAGTTCGTCAACCAGAACAGTATCAATGATGTTGTAGTCGATGAAACGGTTCCAATCATTCTCATAGAACTCACGGAATGTTTCAAATCCAGACTCAAGTTTTTTCTTGCCGAGTTCTACCTCAGCAATGTAGTCTAGTCGATAACTCTCTTGGAAAGTGTAAGTAAACTTTTTGTACAAGTCCATGTAGTCAAGTTGAATGATACCCTTGATATCAGTTTTGAGTAAGTCTCTGTTATGACCACGAACTGTCTTTTTGCGAGTCATGTTATATGGACTGAGAGTGTTCTTAGCAGAGTCACCAAAGATTCTGTCAATCCTGCCGACCAGATACGGCATGTCAAATAATTCTAAGTTCCAACCTGTGATGACATCTGGATAATCGTTGGCCCACCAAGTCATAAAGTTCTGCAACAAATCCATCTCATCAGAACAATAGGTGTAGGTTACATTGAGGTCTTTTGTTTCTTCGCCAGGCTTCCACTCACCAGAACCCCATGTAAATATCTCTTTGGTTTGATTATCTACTATGGTGATAAGAAGAACTTCTTCAATCGGATTCTCTGTATCTGGAAAACCATGTTCGGCAGTTGTCTCAATATCTATTGAGAATATCCTCATCTGTGACATATCAAAATCAATGTCTTTGGGATACATAGTTGATAGGTATTGATAGGTCAGGTCAGTCTGACCAAATATAGGATAGTTTTCTACCTTGGCGTAGTTATCAATAAACTCTTTGCAGTCAGAGTTATCGCCAAAGACGATAGGTTTGAGATACTGCCCATCGATGGAAGTATACTCAGACCTATCCTTTGACTTAACGAACAAAGTTGGTGTGAAGGGATGGCGTTCGGTGAACCGTTTGCCATTCCTCACACCTCTTGTCAGAATTGAATTACCGTATTGCCAGGCGTAAGTGTAAAAGTTAGACATTCATCATACCAAAATTGTGATCAAGTAACATATTAACATAACCAAGGGTGTATGTCAAGGGTGTTACCCTTCAAATTTTGGTTGAGTCTTGACTCCAGTAGACTGTGTGTGTTGAAACTTTGACAGATATTCTTTTTTGATATCCTCTTTGGGTTCAAATACAAATCCAACTTGACCATAAGGAATAAACACTGTTCCGTCACTAGATGGAGCAAAAGGAACAAATACAATAGAGTATCTGCCTTTCATCTCACCCTCAGTAACTTCTTTGTATTTTATCTCAGCTGGGTTCTGTAGGACATATCTTCCACCTTGTTTGTCATCGGTTAGATGACCAATCAAATCGGAATACTGATTAGATACTAAACGAATACCGATTAAACTAGTTTTGCCGTATCCATTATTCTCAGCAGCATCATCAAAATTTATTTCAACTTCTTGACCAACATTGGCCTCGATAGTCTCCTCACTTTTTTTCTTCGCCATTACGAAATCACTCCTGTAAGAATTGTTTCCCCACTTTTATTTCTTGTGGTTTTTGTTCTTCTGGTATCTCTCTGACTAGAGAAATATTCAGCATGCCATCTACATAATCAGCACCAACAACTTTGGTATTTTCAGTCAGAGCAAATGTCCTCGTGAAGTTCCTAGCAGCGATACCTTTGTAGGCATATTCTGTTTTGTCTTCGCCTCTATCTTGAACGCCTTGAACAACTAACTTGTTGCCTTCTGGGACAAGATGAATGTTAAATTCGTCTTCCTTGAATCCAGCACAAGCCATCTCAATACTCCAAGAGTCGGAGTCTGATTTGATAATGTTGTAGGGGGGATAGTTGTTTGCAATATCTTTTACGGTATGTAAATTATCAAAAACTTTGTCATATCCTATTGAGAAGGGGCGAAAGAAAGCATCTAAATCGGATGCTGTAAATCTAGCTGTAACCATTGTAGTCTCCTTTTTTTAAGCAAGATTAAAATAAGAGAACCCTTTCGGCGAACTCTGATCTATATATAACACTTCTTTATAGAAATGTCAAGGGCGAGTGTTACTTTTTTCTACCAATATTATACTTGGTCACTAAAGTCCACTCATCTTTTTCTTTGTATGGGAGAATTTTTATCTGACTCATAGGAGCAGTCTCCGTAACAACTTCGGAATCTAACAACTCTATCAAACCCCAATCGCTCAAAAGTTTTGCAATTGCGTTTCTTCTTTGTAAATCCGAATCGCTTAAGTCTGCTTCTTTGCCATCCAAAGCAAAAAGTTCTTTGAAGTGGGTAATAAAATATCGACCCTGTTTGTGTAAAATGTGGCAGGACTGATAAAGAATTTTATCTTTCTTGGATGCGACACCAATTCTAGATAGTGTCTCTCTCACCTTTAAGAAATCATCATCACTTTTTAATTTTATTTCCACTGGTTTATAATCTGGGTAATCAATGTCAAAAAATGCACTCATTATAATAACCTTTATTTTTTAATTCAATAAAGATTATTTATAAATTATGCGTTTTTGCCACCTTTTCTAAGAGATAACTTCATTTGTTCTAGGTCAGATTCCCTCAGAATCCTAAGTGCTTCCATAGCTTTGACATTGTTATATCCAAAATACTCCTTGACTAATTCTATGTTCTCTTCGCGTTCTGGTTTCAACCACTTGTTGAACCGTCTTTTCTTACGGATGATTCCCCTGAGAAAATCATACTGCAACCTAGCATCAATGTGAGGTCTGGAATTCATCTCGTTTGCTGGGACAACCGTATCCGCACCATGAGACAATGCCTTGTTGATAATAAAAGAACTGTACTGTTTCTCAGCCCAATCATCAACCATTAGGTCTTCCTTTGTATCGTGTATGCTCTTCACGAAATCAAAGGGACTGATACCTTTCTTTTTGACAACATAATCTTCAGCATCATATGTTTTCTTTGCTGGGCCCAACTCATCTATCACGATGTTGATCCTTCCATCCTCTTGCCATATCAGCAAATTCCTTTCTATTTTCTTTCATGTATTTGAATGGGGTAATATCCCCCAACATCCAATCTGGTAGTCTTTCTTGCATGAAGACATCCATCAATCTATTAAAATTATTTTCTCTAACATCTAGAGTGCTGTGATGTAGGTCTATTATATCATATTCTTTGAGGTTAATCAACTGGTCTACTATTCTATCAGCCCTAAAACCATCGTCAGTGATATGGTCAAACGAGTAATCAATCTCATCATGTAGTTGAAATCCCAATTGTTGAAATGCTTGATAAAAATTTGGAGCAGCAAAGACCAATGGAATTTTACCCATCAACACTGCCCTCCAAGTTTTTTCCGTAAAAAATATTTGTTCTACGTCTGACTCATTGATTAAATCTATCAGTGAGTATCTATAGAACTCTGGAATCATAATCTCACCCAAGTCTGGTATAGCGTCACCCACAACGTCTACCGTAATTCCACGATAAACATATGTACAACTATCATTTAGAAGTCCACATCCGCTCAATAGATTCCACATCAAATCTCTGTGTGGTTTTATCTTGTTATTAAGACAGGTGAAGTCTCCTGTTGGCGGTTCAATCCAATCTGGTTTACCATTCATTTGTCTAGCACTAATCATCGCTGTCATCCACGCCCAATGCCATGGCCAACCTTCTATGGTGATGTTATCAGCAATGTTCGGTATTGTGCTGTTGATTGAAGCATTATATTCTTTGAACGACTTTACATCCAAATCATTGTAACTAAAGTATGGTATCGTCAGTCCACGTTCTCCAATAGTATCTGGAATTCTACACTCCACAGGATTGTAGACTACGACATCCTTATCTTTCCAAGTACCGTCCATCAACTTATCTTTGTGAATGTGCAAAGGTAACCAGACTTCATCTACAAGTACACCCATATACTCTGGGTTGCCCCACATTGGTAAAGGGCCACTCATAGCACAGGTACGGTATAAAATATTGCAAACAGGATCAACACAACCATGAGGGCAATACTTTTACTGTTTTTCAATTTACAATCTCCTTGATGTTCACTTCATTGCGTATCGCAATAATATTTGCAACTTCATACCAAAATTTGGCAAACCCCTCGTTCTGAGCTCGAGCAGAAGCATTCAAGCAAGACCTGATTCTTCTCAAAGCATCATCACGATTTGAAAATCCGCACTCACTGTCTGCTATATCTCTCATAGTCGAAAGCTATCCTATGCAATAATCTTGTATCCATGTTATCGAATTCATGTCTCTTATGAATGGTCAACCACTGTTCGCTTATGACTATATCGCCATCTCTCCAGTAATGATCATATCTATACTTTTCCTGTAAGACATGTTGTTTCAAGTATTCCATCGTAGTCTCAAATCCCCACTCACCCATTCCCACAATGCCAAATATCTGAAGGAATGGAAAATAGAATCCAGTTTTACCAGCATCATTAGTATGAACCAAATTGAAAGGTCTGTCAGTGGCATGATGTTCCACAAAGAATTTACTATCAGAATAAGAACCAGACTTATACCCTAGTGTGATTTGTATATCGGACATGTATTCTTGTTCAGATTTTGGTAAATCATTGTACGCAGCCTGCATGTCAATCCAACTTGTACAACTACCTTCAGTTCCCTTGACACCATACAACCAAATCAATGGCGCACGTTCATAGTTACTTGCCTGATTAGCATGCCAATCTAAAGCACTGGTATGACCAAACAGGCCTTCCTCGCCATGTTCATCTTTTTCACCAGTGACCCTTAAAATTTTTGGGTGACAAGCAATATGTTTGGTTCTATCGACATCAGTATACTCTTGGCAGTTGCCGATACGTTCACAGAAATTCACCTCTTCATCGGGAGTCAGCACTTGATTCCTTATCACCACAACTCCGTCACTCAAAACGGCTTCGGTGATTAATCGAGCATCTTCGTCAGTGGCATTTTTGAGGTCTAGGTCAAAACTAATCATTTAAATTCGCAACTGGCCATGATATCTGTGAGACAGGCAGTCATGTTGATTTCTTGGTCAGCAACAAAAGCAGACTTGTATTGATAGTCTGCAATCAACAACACGAGATGTGGCACTTGTTTTACTTTGTCCACGAGACCATCATAAACTTTACGATACAATCCAGTGGGGTCATTGTCTATATTGTTGACAACCCACACACGCATCTTTCGCCAGTCTTTCTCCTTGAGCGCATCGTAGAGTCCCTTCATGTTGACCTCAGCGATGTTACTTAGGATACCCTCATCGATAACACCAGACCTTGAATACCGTTGGAGTTCGTTTAGAACACGGCGATAGTCTGGAAAATACTTCATCAACAACTCAGCAATCACTTTATCAGAGAACTCAATCTGTTCTCTACCAAGGATTGTTTTCATTCGTTGCATGAACTTAGTAGCCATGACTTGTTTCTCACCCTTGTTGAGTTTGAAATCAATCACAGTAGTTCGACTATGTAGTGGTTCGATGATACGGTTCTTGAAATTACATGTAAAGATGAACCGACAGTTGGCAGAAAACTCTTCGATGAATGCCCTGAGAGCGGGTTGTGTTGAGTTGGGATTCAGATAGTCTGCCTCGTCCAAGATAACAACTTTGGTCTGCCCACCAAAACTAACAGTGGAAGCAAAGTCTCTTATCTTTGTTCTCAATACATCGATACCAGATTCATCAGAACCATTGATGAGAATATAATCAACACCAAGTTCTCTACACAATGCCTTAGCAACAGTGGTCTTACCTGTGCCGGCAGTTCCACACAGTAACATGTTTGGTATCTCACCTTGTGTAACTATGTCATCAAAAACACTCTTCAACCTATCAGGCAAAACACAATCCATGATTGTGTCAGGCCTGTATTTTTCTACCCACAAGAACTCCTTCATGTGCGAGTCCTTTTCTCAAGGGTTTCTATCTGGGCAAGCTTGTTTGCCTCCCAAGTCTCTTGAGAACGGTCTTGCAATTTCTTACCAGACCGAATCTTCTTTGGGAAGAACTTTGACTTCCTCAAATTTTCCAAAGCAACGAGGCGTCTTTGGGTCACATTCTTTTTTTTCAATGCATTATCTCCTCACGTTCAATGTCATCTTCTTCAAGATAACTACCATACTGTATTTCTAAAATTCTCAAAGGTTCATTACCAATGTTCTCAACTTGATGCCAATGATATGGCATTATACTAAAACTATCGTGTTTTGTCAAGGTGAAATGTTTGTAATTACCACTCGGGCCGACACTGTGTTTTATCAGACATTCGCCCTGTAAAATAAACCAGAACTCGCCACGATAAAAATGTCTTTGATAAGATATCTTTTTGTAAGGTTCAAGTTCCAAAACTTTTACCTTCGCATCAGTGTACTTTAACACCTCATCAAAGAATCCCCAATGCCTTTTTGTTCTATTGAGATTAGAACTGGAGTTTCTTTTGTTCTCGCCACCTACTCCACTGTACCAACATACACCACTAACATTCTCTGGTATGTTATTACCGTTTCGGTCACCACCATTAGCAAAAATGTAATGACAGTCAGGGCCATAAACCCTCTTACAATCTTTAATAAATTGATTCGCTGACCCATCATCATCATCAAATGGGACAACGTGATCAACCATCTTCAAATTTGCCATGATATCTAATCTTTGTGAAAAGTCCATGAACGGTTTACCCTTTTTTTTGAATAACCATTCATCACTGTTCAAACCGACCACTAACGTATCACCAAGTTTCCTTGCCGCCTCTAGTAGTGCGATATGTCCACCGTGTAGTGGGTCAAACCCACCAGACACCATAACAATTTTTTGATTCATCTATCCAAACTTTTCAGACTTCTTTGTGCTGTCATGCAACTCTAACTCTAGTTGCCTTCCTTTTGTTTCATTCACTACTGAACTTTTATTGGTAACGTAATCATACATAGTAGCAGCATCAGAAACTTCAAATGGATCTGTTGGGCAATTATCTTGGAAACCATCTTCAACAAATGCAGTCTCAACAATACCATCATTAAGAAGCACAGAGTATCGCCATGACCTATTACCAAAAGTTAAGTTATCTTTATCAACTAAAGCACCCATCTGTTCAGTGAACTGTCCAGAACCATCACCAATCGGTTTGACATTTTCGATTCGTTGATATCTAAACCAAGCGTTCATGGTAAAACTATCGTTGACTGACAGACAATAGATTTCATCGATTCCCGCTCTACGGAAAGCTTGATAGTTTTGTTCGTAGCCAGGCAATTGTTTTGCCGAACATGTTGGTGTAAATGCTCCAGGCAAAGAAAAAAGAATTACTCTTTTGCCTGCAAAATAATCTCCAGAAGAAAACGACTGCCACTCGTAAGGATTTTCCTCACCAGCAGCTACCATCTCTTCTGAACGGACTCGTACATTCCATACGACATCCATTGGGACTCGTTGTCCTACTTCAACCTTCATTTATTTTTCTCCTAACTGGTCTGTGAAGATGGGTCTAAGGCCAACCAATAGGTTCTCTTATCGTTCTTGAACATAAGAACAGGTTTAGTTCCTACGGTGACTGAGTAAGTGTCGGGTATGACTTTTAGTGACTCAATAGAGAGTCGAGCATCAAACTCCACATCGGAAGATCCAATCATTGTTGAGAAGCTATTGCTCTTGGGGGTGTTGGGGTCACCAACATTGACTGACACTGAACCATCACGAGAGACAATGCTCAAGAATGGCGCAGAGATAGCAGAGGCAGCTCTCTGTATTTTGATGATGGAATCTCCATCAAGGGTAGTCTGATACTTTGCCTCGACCTCAATTTCCCTGTCAGGCGCTGCTTTGATGACAGAGGGTTCAGCATAGTAATACTCAAAGGAACCCGCTCCCATGTTCACTGTCACGGATTCATCACCGAATGACAGTTCAGTATCATCACTCATGGTGAGCAATGCAAGAAACTGATTTAGGTCATAGATAGCGAACTCTCTTGGGAATGTTTCTGACACATTCGCCTTTGCCAAGATGTTCATTGAGTTTGCAACTGTGGCAAGTTGGTTGCCTTCTTTGACCATCAAGTTTGTATTGATGGTTGCAAAGTTCTTGAGTTGCTCAAGAGTTTCCTTTGATACTTTCATAATATACTCCAATCAAAATTCATAATAAAATAATACCACAAATACTAGGTGTGTGTCAAGGGTGTTTTATACCTCAGCCATGACTGTAGTATAAGTGATATTGTTATCGGTCATATAAGTTTTATATGCTGATGCATCTTGTGGGTCATGGGTAGATTTGTCAAGAGCATCGTATGCCGCCTTAAATGCCAGAGCAGCTGCTTCGTCAGTAAAATCAAACCTAAACTCAAATGTCAATCCGTCTTCACTAGACCATGTACTAGTGGTGGTATCAGACCTACCGTCAAGCCATGTTAAGTAATTTGTTGTTCTAGCATTGTAGTCAGAGTCAACTAGATTCAACATTGGTAAGTCGGTATCAGTGTTAGGTCTCACAAACCGACTCGTGATTCTGTAAGCCATTTTTATTCTCCCTTATAAAGATATTCTCTCTCTTATTTATACAAATAAATCGGGGCAGGCGGTTGAGAGAGAGTGAGAGAGAGGCCGCCTGCCCCGCCGGCGGTTGCCGGAAACCGTTAATTATCTTTTTCTTCGTAGTCATGCACATACAAAGCAATGATAGCATAGTGCAAAACTTTCATCAAATCTTTTCGGTTGTATCCATCTTTCTTGCCATACCGTTGGGCATACTTCAGAATGTTTCCGATACAGAACCCCTCACCATGGCCACCATCGATAATAAATTCGGTTGCCTGATACTGGTTTTGGGAATAGTGTTCACCATAAGTGGCATCTATATAAGTTTGGAGCTCTTTGATAAGAGCTCCCTCATTATATTTGTAGTCTGGATTAGAAATCAACTTCATCTTCCTCTTCATCTTCTACATCGTTTTGTACTGCATCAAGGTCAACACCAGCATCAACCTTAGTGTAAAGGTCAATGAAGGCAGACTTAGTATCAGTGTCGAATCGGTTGACACACAACTGAATCGCCTTGAGGCGGTCACTGAACATGGCAAATGCCTTGACAATGTGTTCCAGACGGCGAGTCGAAACCAATTCTTCGATTCCACCCTCATAGAAAGTTTTACGAATCACATCAGCCCAAGTGACTAACTTGTCAGCGAACTCATCATCGACACAATTGGCAACTGCCATTTTGTTGAGAATGATTTTCTTCTCTTGAACACT